AGCAGCCGCGGGATCGCGACGCGGTTGAAGATCGCGGTCACCGAGTCGAGCCAGGCGCCGAGCGCGACGCCGAAGAGTTCCGTCTTCGACTCGGCAAGCGCGAAGCTCCCGACGCGCTGCTGACCGAGCAGAATGAAGTCGGCCAGGACGACCGCGGCGATCTGCCGGTCGTAGCGGTTGATGATCGTCGTCGTGTCAAACTGACGCCGGCCACCGGAGCGGGTCAGCTGGAAGTCGTAGAGCTGGTTCCCGTCCTTATCCCACTCGCGCGGGATGATGATGCCTTCGCGCTCGTCGCGGCGGACGTCGCGGAGCATCGCCCGGATGTTCGAGAGTAGCGCCTTCTTGTTCGCCGGGGCGTTCACGTCGAGGATCTCCGCCGGGACACCCATCGCAGGAAGGCCGGCCAGGTCGCGCTCGGCCCCGATCCCCTCGATCTCTTCGATGTGGCGCTTGAAGTACCAGGGCCGGTACGCATTTCTCAAGACGCTCCGGCCCTGCGGGTTCGCCTTCGCGGCCGTGGTCCGGAAGAGAAGATACTTCGACGACGGGATCACCCGCAGGCGGAAGTCGGGCGGCGGGAGCTGCACCATCCCGTCGACCTCGTCCGTATCCGGGTTGAAGATCCAGCGGTGGACGGTGTCCTGGGCGCGGACCGGGAGCTTCCGCCAGCCGAGCCGGCCATCGTTATAGTTCGAGTGTTGCGTCGGGTCTTCCGGGTGGTAGCCCGCGCGGTGCTTGTAGACCTCTTCGTGGAGGCTGAAGCCGAAGGCCAGGAACGAGAACATCGAGGCGAGGGTATCCTCCCAGGTGTCGGTCATGTCGCCGCGCGCGCTTTCCACGAACTCGGCCAGCTCGACGTCGGAGGGGTCCGTCGTCCCGGGCTCGATCGTCCAACGGACCTGACGCATCAGCATTTCGACGGCGAAGAACATCGCCCCCACGGTCGGGTCGTTATCCCGCATCTCTTGAAAGACCTGGATCTGGCGCTTCCCCCGGAGTGCCGGGAGGAACTCCTCGTCGATCGTCCCCGCGTAGTGTCGGAGCCCGGTCGCGCCCAGCTCCGCCAGCGGAGTATGATCGACCACGACCACCTCGGGATCGCGGGCACCCGCTCTCGGACGAAGATCCAGCGGGTCATCACCAGTCGAGGGCTGCCGCGCCGGTAGTTTCTGCTTCCCCACGAAGCGGCCGTTCGTGCCGTGCGGCCGGTCGTTCGCGTGTGCCTTCTTCGGTCGTCGCGTCGTCTTCTTCGCGGCCATCACTCCCCCCGCCAGGCCGAAGGCCGGCCCAGTTCGGCGCCGCCGAGGTCGAGGCCAGTCGTGAGCTTCGGCTCTCTCCCCGTCGGCATGATATACGAGATGCCCCAGACCAGGGCGTCGAGTCGGTCCGGCGACGGCTGGCCCGTGCCGAGTTCCCACTGACACAGCTGATCTTCCAGATCCCGGAGCCCGGTCTCGTCCTCGGTGTTCCGGTACGCCCCGACGTGGTGGACGCGGCCCTGCTCGTACAGGTTCGCGACCGGCTGCGCCCTCGGGATCTTCCCGCGTGACGCCCAGACGGTGTCGACCGGAACGGTGTCGTCCGAGTTCACCAGGTTCGACTCGACCATGTCCCCGCCGTTATTGCGCTCGCCGATCACCCAGTCGCCCTCGAAGTCGTAGTACGCGGCGATCGCGATGTTCGCCCAGGCGTTCGGCGTGAAGCGCCCCGAGAGATCGTCGAGGACGAAGAAGTGCGGGAGCGTCTCCCCCTTCACGGTGAGCGGTGCCCGACCGACGACGATGATCCCGGTCTCGGAGCTGCTCTCTCCGGTCGAGGCCGCCGGGTCGATCGCGACGACGAGCTGCTCCAGGTCCGGGTGATCTCCCATCGTCCGGACGTTCCAGCGGTTCCCGTCGATCCACTTCCGCTTCCAGAGCGCGCCCGACGCCTCGGCGAGCAGCCTCCCGAGGATCTCCTGCTGCTCCAGGTCCGTCCCCTCGTACCGGTCGCGGATGTCCTCGATGAAGACTTCGGCGAGGTTCGCCCGGTTCGAGTAGGTCGAGCCCCCGGTAATGACGGTGTTCTTCCTGGCGCGGAGATCTTTCAGGAGTGCGAGCGGCTTCGGTGTCGTGGTGACGACGGCGCGCGGGTTCACGCCGATCCGGAGCCCGAGGATCAAATTGTCCCAGGTCTCCAGGTAGCGCCACTTCGCCAGCTCGTCGCACCAGGCGAGGTCATGCTGCGGGCCTCGAAGCTGCCCGGGCTTCTCGGCCGAGTAGCAGATCGCGACCGCGCGCACGCCGCCGTCGGAGTTGTACCAGGTGACCCGGCGCTTCGAGGGCTCGTACTTCGGCCGCATCCAAGGGGGCGAGACGGCCAGGATCCCCGACGGTCCTTCGACCATGACGTCGCGCGCGTCGGCGGCGGTCTCTGCGACGAGCGCGATCCGCTGGGCCAGGCCGAGTTCGACCTGCTTCCGGACCAGCTCCGCCCCGGTCCGCGTCTTCCCGGCACCGCGGCCGGCCTGGATCAGCCAGACGCGCCAGGCTCCGAGCGGCTCGGCCTGCTCTTCCCGGGCGAAGGTTCCCTCCCAGTCGAAGAGCGGGCCGAGAACCCAGCGCCGCTCATCCTCGTCCAGGTGATCGACGAAGTCGTGGACCTGGCGCAACTCCAGGCGCGAGAGCTGGTCGATCACCGGGTTCGCGGTCATGGGTGTCTCAGTTCACCGCGGCAGCGACGATGCCGAAGGCCTCGAACTCGCCGAGCAGTCCGGCGCCGCCGTCGAACGTGTAGACCAGGCGAAGTCGCTGCTTCCTGGTGAAGCCGTTGTCGGCGTTCACGGTGACGGTGTTCCGCCAGTGGTTCGTCGAGCCGACCTGGTTCAGGGTGACCGGCGACACGGCCGTCAGCTCCGAGTCGTTGTCGGCGTCGAAGATCGAGCACTCGACCGAGGTCGCGCTCGTGATCGCTGCCGGCGGCGAGGCCATGTCGTCCAGCACCTCGTCGAGGTCGAGGACATTGTCCGAGTTCCAGGCCAGCTCGTCCGGGCATCGGGCGTTCGCTTTCATGTTTACCACCTTTCCGCAGATTGAGATTGTGGCGCGGATGCGCCGGAAGGCGCTCGCCGCCGCCGTCACGCGGTTTGACGTGCTCGTAATTGCGGCGATCCGCTGGAACGCGGAGAGCACCGCGGCGACTCGGTTCTTCGTCGAGGTCAGCGCGCGGACACGAGGAAAAGCCGAGGGTTCGGCCGCGATGCAGATTCCGATTCTCCGAACAAGTTCCAGATAGCCGAAGATCCAGGACTGCGTCGCGACGCCCTGCATGTAGTGTTGAACTTCTTTCGACTCGTCGACGTCCAGCGCTCGGCCGACGACATGCGAGTGGGCCTTCGGCAGGGCCAGCGCTGCGTCCGAGCTGCCCACCTCTCGGCTATAGGTCGGCACGTCGTTCAGCGTGCCGGTGAACTGCTGCCGCCAATAGATCGCGACGACGTCGGCCGAGGTCTTTCCGGTGACGTCGTAGTTCTGCCAGCTGGACGAGCCGACCACGTCGTCGACCGGATCCGCGATCGCGTGGTACCGATAGAAGTCGCCCGTCCCGTCGTCAGTCTCGTCGCGCAGGATGTAGCCGACGAAATAGACCCATGCGTTTTGGACGGGACCGGGCTTCCCGGTGAACGAGACCCGAACCTCGATCATGTCGTCGTCGTCGACCTTGACGATCGTGTCGAACCGGTGCGGGTCTGCCCGCGGTGTGATGCCCACCCACGTCGACCCGTTCGCGCGCGCATCCGCGGAGTCTCCCCCGAGAGCCGGGCGGGCATAGCAGATAATTGCTTCGACGTTTCCCCGATCTTCGGCGGGGAGAATCGACGAGAGGTCGTAATCCTTATAGACCCCGTCGTCGCCCGCGACGAAGCCAGTCGCGATAGGAAAAGTCGGGACGAACGCCTTGACGGATTCCCCGCCCCACTGACCCGTGATCGAAAACACGGTCGAGCCGCCGGCCGGTGCCATTAGCGCAATTGTCTTGAAAACACCGACGCGCATAATGACCGTGCTGTACCCGGCCGCCACGACCGAGAAGTTCGTCGAAGGCCCCGCCCAGCCCGACCAGGTCGGGGCGACACCCACTACCTCCGCGGGACCGCTCGCGAGATAGACCTCGACGCTGACCAGCTTCGCGTCGTCATCGAGGAACGGCAGAGCGACGGCCTGATAGACCCCGTTCCGAGTGAATGACGGAACGGCCTGCTTGTCTTGGAAGCCCTCGAACTGCTTCATCGGTTCGTCACGGTCTCACCGGTCGCGAGCCCGACGACCGCCTTCTCTTCGGCGTCGCGGAGCGACTCGTCGATCCCGCCGAAGATCTCCGGGGTGCGCTTCAGCCGGTCGAGACCGAAGCGGACGTGCAGGGACCGGAAGAAGTCCTTCGCGTCGCTGATCGAGCGATCGCAGAGCAGAGCCGCGTCTTCCTTCGTGAAGCCGGTCGTCTTCAGCGGAACCAGCTCGCGCTCCGTTCGGATCACCTCACCGACCCGAGCGCGAACCCAGTCGTCGTCGAAGACCTCGGTCATCAGCCCCAGCTCGAAGAGCCGCCTCGCGTACCTGCGGGCGGCGTCGATCTTCCGGCGACGATACTCGGCGGCGTCGATCTTCCCGCCGTAGAGATCGCTGAGCTGCACGAGGATCGCCTTCGCGAAGTGTCCCTGAAGAGCCCAGACGATCCGCGGCTTCCCGTCCCGCTTGAAGACGGCGACCTCGTACTGCTCCCAGCGCTCGGCCTTCGCCAGGCGCCGCTCTTCACTCCCGGCCGGATGCCTCTCGCAGATCGCGGCGACGTCGCCCTGATAGTCCTTTTCCAGTGTCACTTCTGCCCCCTCGATCGGAGAAATTCAAACAGCTTTCGCGTCAGCACCGGGCCCAGGTCGGCATCGACCGGGATCGCGCCCCCTTCGCCACTGCCCGAGATCTCGACGGCCTTCACGTCGCGCTGGCCGAGACGCTGGAGCCCGAGCCACTTCAAGAGCGTCGCGTTCCCACGCTTCGCGAACTTCACCTGGCTCCGGCGGAGGTCGTCGTTCAACTGCGCGCCGCCGCGGTAGTAGGCCTCGCGGATCTCGGGCTCGTTCGCGATCGCCTCTTCGAGCGTCGACTTCCCGACCTTCAGGATCCGGGCCATATCCTCGACGGTGTTCCCGGAGTACGCGAGGTCATGGATCGTCTCGCAGACCTCGGCGTTCCAGTTGATCGCCGGCTGGCCGCCAGGATCTTTCTCGCCCCGCGGTGTCTTCTTCCGGGAGCGCTTCGCCCTCACCGACCGGGGCCGGAGCGTCTTCCTGGCGGTCTTCTTCCGGACCGCCTTCTTCCGGATCGCCTTCGTCTTCTTCGTCCGCCGGGCGGCCACTTCACCCCCCTCGGGCATGGCACCCCGAGAACTGACGCGGATCCGCGTCGTCCTCGCGCGGGAACGTAGTGCAGGGCGCCCCAGGATCGCACCCAGAAGACGATCGAGGGGAGAGAGCACCACGAGGAACGGCCGCCGAAAGAACCAGCTCTCGACGGCCGCCTGGTGAGCGTTCCCCGTGGAACGGTGGAAAAGTCCGTTCAGGTTCGACGTCTTACCGATGCGTCATCCTGGAGCCTCGTTTCCATTCCGCGCACCAGCGCTCGGCCCAGGCCTTCGCGGCGTACTTCTTCTCGTGCGCCGTCCAGCCGACCCGCTCGCCCTGGCCCTTCTCGCCTCGGAGTTCTTTCCAGGCGAGGAAGAAGCCGGCGGCGTTCCGGTGGACCGACCAGCAGAAGCGGACCGTCCGCCCGGTGTGGTCCGTACCACCAGCGGTATAGCGGTACGAGAGCTTCGCACCTGGTGCCATGAGCCGGGTCAGCCGGTGGGCCTTCGGATCGCTCCGGATCCGGGCCAGCTCGACGCGCTGATCTGCCAGCTCGACGCCCCGGAAGATGTCGGCCACTGCCTTTTCGAGTCGCTTCTCGATCGCCGTCATCGCCTGGCCCTCCCTCTGCGTCGCTTCGAGATCTCGCTCGCCTCGCGGACGGTCTCCCGGTCGAGCTGGTACTGGAGCACCTTCTGCGGCGTGACCTTCGGCCGAGCGATCAGCTTCAGCCGCGCCGGGTCGGCGACGCCCCGGGCGAGCGTCTTCATATCCTGGACGTCCAGGTTCCCGTCATCTCGGAGCCCAGTTACTATGACCTGGCCCCGCAGACGCCGGCCTTCTTTCGTGAAGCGGAAGCAGCGCGAGGTCTCTCGCAGCGGCCACCCTTCGCGGTCGGTGATCTGGTTCATCGTTTCGATCCTCTCGTCGGTTCTCTCGTGATACATAGTTGAGAGTACCAAACGGACTTTTCAGAAAGTCGCGATCGGGGACACCGGTCGGCGTCTCGGCCTCGACGTCGAGCGCGTCATGCGAAATAGCGTTCAGGGGTTGACACGCGAGAGCGCGACTCGGTCTCGGTGTCGTGGGTCGATCAGGTCGGCCGGTAGGTCGGGAGCTTCGGAGAAGGCTCGCCGAGTTTTTTCGCGTGTTCTGGTGCGACTTCAGCGGGCCGCGTCACGGCTCGAAGAAGAGCGTCGAAGGTCTCGACGGGTCCGCTTGTCGGGATCGACATCGTGAAGCCAGCGCGGCGCGTCTCCGCGGCGATCTCGTCCAGAGTCGG